AATACCGAAAGGGAATAACTCCGCCAGATTGTGTACTGGTTTTGAGCCGTTGGTCGCCCAATTATGGGTAAACAATCAATCCTCTCAAAAAGGAAATACACAATGAAAAATCAAGTTCAATTTTCAGCATTTACCTTCAAATCTAATTCTGTTCGAGTTATCACTGATAAAAATCAGGAGCCTTGGTTTTGTGCGAATGATGTTTGCGACATTCTCGGTTACTCAAACTCGCGTGATGCTATTTCAAAACACTGTAAACCAGGGGGTGTAACGAAACGCGACACCCCTACCAAAAGTGCGGTGCAAGAAATGACATTCATTAACGAACCGAATCTTTACCGCTTAATCATTAAATCCCGTAAGCCAGAAGCAGAGCCATTCGAGGCGTGGGTATTTGAAGAAGTCCTGCCGCAGATTCGTAAAACAGGAAAATATCAACTTCACCCGCAACAGTTAGCTTTGCCTGAACCCGAAAAGAAATTCACCTTTGAATTTACCGAGTACGAACTTCAACAGCTTATTTGGTTATGGTTTGCTTTCAAACGTGGTGTCGGTACTTTCCAACATATCGAAAGAGCCTTTAATGTTTTAGGCTCGAACATGAGCGGGCAAATCTACGGACAGGCTTACGAATATTTAAGCGTACTACGCTCAACAAACCGAATCTTAAACCGCATTACCAAAGAGTTTGAGATTGACCCAATGACAAACTGGCGAGCATTAGAACACTTGCGCAAGTTTGACCAGAAAGCTGTCAAAATCGATTTCTAAAACAACAAAAAAACCGACCGCACTTTTGAAAAAGTGTGCGAGGGGATTTTTACACAAAATTTATAAAAACACTTGATTACTTGCAAGTGAAAGTATATGATTTATGCCATAGTGCGGTTTTAGCACGTAGCGGACGCACAAGATGATTTTGATAGCCCTGAGTAGCAATGCTCGGGGCTTTTTGCTTTTGGTACGGATGGCCGAACAGGGAAAGGCGAGAAGGGGTCCACGAAAATCCTTCTAGTGGATTAAATATTGCGGGTTCAAATCCCGCCCGTGCCACCAATTACAGGCTCAGTCTTAACGGACTGGGCTTTTTTATTACCTCGCGGAACCAGCTTTTAACAAAGTAACACGAGTCGGAGCTATGAGAATGCAAGTATTTAAAGATATGCCCGTTGAATCTCAGTTTTGGGGCTGGCTAACTGGCTTGATTGGTGCGCTAACTCTGAGCGAGTGGGCGGTATTGATAGGTATTATTGTGACGGTTTGCGGCTATTGGCGGGAATCAAGATATAAAAAACGTATGCTGGAGCTCGAAGAAATTCGAGCGGGAATCCGCGACAAAAACGGGAATCTGATTAAGTAATGAATAAAACAGTTAAAAAAACGTTAGCCGGTGCGGTGTGTTTGGTCAGTGTCATTGTAGGCAAAGTTTATTCCGATCATGCTGATGATCTTGTTATTAGTAAACAAGGTGCGGAAATTATCGGCAATGAAGAAGGTTGTCGGCGCGATCCTTATCGTTGTTCAGCTCATGTTTTAACTTACGGTATTGGCGCAGCCGTTACTGGCGGAACAATGATTCTTGAAAACAAGCGTTACACTGACGATGAAATAGCCAAGCAATACGCAAAAGACCTAAAGAAAGCAGGTGATTGCATCATGCTTTACTTTAACGGCGCCGACATGAATCAAAATCAAATAGATGCTTTAGGATCTGTTATTCATAATTTAGGTTGTAGCGGCGCTCGTTACTACTACGACAAAAAATCGGGTAAGCGGCTTAAAACTCAGTTATACAAAGCGGCTTTAGATAAAGACTTTGTGCGTATGTGTAACACATTTACGAATTATGCCAACGTAAACGGTAATCCACACCCGTCAATAATGAAACGCAGAATAAGAGAGCGTGATTTATGTTTAACCCCAGTGAGCAATTAATTAAGCGGATTAAGTTTGGTGCGTTATGTGTTGGTGTCGTTGCGGTTTTGTGCCTGCTCGGCGTTTTGCGGTACCAGTACAACACTATTATTGACTTAAGAGCCGACAACAAAGAGCAGGCGCAAGCGTTGTCTCAAAAAGAAAAAGAGATAACAAGTCTAAAAGACGAAGCGGCTGAAAATCAGCGCATCATGTTAGAGCTGTCAAAAGCGGAAGCAGAAGCACGGAGCGAATCAGATGAAGTTATTAAATCAATCCCACATGAAGTTAAAAGTAGTAGCCCTTACAACGCTATTGCTCCTCGCAATGTTGTTGAGTTCTTGCGGAAATGATCCCCGAGCTAACTCCTGCCCGACCATGCCGTCTGCCTACATTGCTCATTTAGACAAAACAGGCTTTGATGGCAATACGTACGGCGACATTACGCAATACTCTGTCATCCTTAAGCGTGAGCGCGACATGTGCCTGAATAGGATTGATAAGATAAGAGAGTGGCAAGTCGAGAACACTCAGCATTAAATAGAAAATTAAAGGGCGTTAAAACAAGCGCCCTTTGTTGTATGTACACAAAAGGAATGGAAATGCCCGCAAGAATACCTAAAGCATGCCGAAAACAGGGATGTAAGAACACAACAACGCATTCAAGCGGTTATTGTGAACTACATTTAGGTTGCGGATGGCAACGACACCAACAAGGCAAGACGGCAAGCCAACGCGGTTATGGCTCACAGTGGCGAGTGTTGCGCGCTGTCGCATTGGAGCGTGACAAGTATCTATGCCAAGAGTGCTTAAAAAAAGGCAGATATGTTACAGCAACAACCGTTGACCACATCATAGCTAAAGCACATGGTGGCAGTGACATTCTTTCAAACCTACAAAGTTTATGTGATTCATGCCATAAATTCAAAACCGCAAGAGAGCGCTTGAGATAGCGTTTAAAGTGCGGTCAATTCTACTCGGGGAGGGGGTGGGTAAATCTCTATAGGTTTCATCTATAGGTACCGCCCGTTCAACTCAATTTTCACAACCGCGAAATTAAGATTTTGAGGTAAACGCCAAAATGACAGGGAAAGCACTTGTTCCGGGGCGTGGGCGCAAGCCTAAGCCTACGGCAGTTAAGAAACGGCAAGGCAACCCTGGAAAACGGAAATTAAACGAAAACGAATTAGTTTCCGAGCAGTTAACAATCGACACCCCACCGCCTGACGATCTGAATGATGACGGCGTGACGATGTGGCACTTTGTTTTAAAGGAACTTTGCCCACAGGGGATAGTTTTGAAAACCGACTTAGAAACCGTTGCTAACTATTGCATTGCGTACCAGAACAGAAAAGCCGCTAACGCTGACATTAAAAAATTCGGCGGAACCATTGAGACGGAAAGCGGATTAAAACGAAATCCTGCTTACACGACGCTGAAAGAAGCGTTGGCGGATATGGCTAAGTTTGGTTCTCTGCTTGGTCTGGACCCGTCCAGTCGTTCTCGGTTAATGGGTAACGCGGACAATCAATCATCTAATCCATTTGCGGAGTTGATGCAGTGACGGATAACGTAAAAAAAGCGAATAAGTACGCAAAAGACATCGTTTCCGGAAAGATTCCAGCTTGCCGACTGGTGATTAAAGCCTGTCAACGGCATTTAGACGATCTGAAAAATCAGAAAGACAAAGATTTTCCTTTTCGCTTTGATGAAAAACTGGCGGAACGAGCTTGTAAATTTATTCAACTTTTACCCCACACCAAGGGGGAGTGGGCGTTAAAGCGCCAGTTAATCACGCTTGAACCTTGGCAGTTGTTCGCGGTGATGAATGCGTTCGGATGGCTTAAAAAGTCAAACGGATTGAGACGTTACCGCGAGGTTTACACCGAGATCCCGCGTAAAAATGGGAAATCGGCGATTTCGGCGGGTGTTGGTCTGTATATGTTTTGCGTTGATGGTGAATTTGGTGCAGAGGTGTATTCCGGTGCGACAACTGAGAAGCAAGCATGGGAAGTATTCCGCCCTGCCCGCTTGATGTGTAAAAAAACCGAATTGCTTTGTACTACATTTGGGATCGAAGTAAACGCATCTAATCTTAATCGCCCTGCCGACGGATCGCGCTTTGAACCACTGATTGGTAATCCCGGTGATGGTGCCTCGCCGAGTTGTGCGATTGTGGATGAATATCACGAACACAAAGATGATGAGCTTTACACTACCATGCTCACCGGTATGGGCGCACGTCGCCAGCCGTTGATGTGGATTATCACGACGGCGGGTTACAACATTGAGGGTCCTTGTTACGACAAGCGCCGCGAAGTCATCGAGATGTTAAACGGAACCGTACCGAATGATGAATTATTCGGACTTATCTACACAATCGACGAGGGAGATGACTGGACAAGCCCGGAAGTGCTACAAAAAGCCAACCCAAATTTTGATGTTTCGGTTTATGCGGATTATTTGATAAGTCAGCAGAAACAGGCTGTCAATAATCCACGCTTCACGAATAAATTCAAGACAAAGCACCTGAATGTTTGGGTATCGGCGAAAGAATCCTATTTCAATATGGTGAGTTGGGAGAAGTGCTACGATGAAGCATTAAGTCTTGAAGATTTTCAGGGTGAAGAAGTTTTCCTCGGTCTGGACATGGCTCGAAAGCTCGATATGAACTCACTTGTGCGGGTGTTTAGTCGAATTATTGATGGTAAACGCCATTATTACTGTATTTCTCCATTGTTTTTTGTGCCGGAAGACACTGTTTTTAGCATTGATACTGCTTTAAAACGAGTGGTGGATAAATACCAAAAATGGGTAGTCAGTGGGCATTTAATCGCAACCGACGGCGCAGAGGTGGACTATCGCGAAATCCTTGAATGTGTGAAAGATACAAACAAGGAACATCAAGTCAATTGCGTGGCAATTGACCCGCACGGCGCGATCGCCATTTCTCACGATATGGCGGATGAGGGGTTAAACCCGATTACCATCACGCAAAACTACACCAATCTATCTGACCCGATGAAAGAGCTTGAAGCGGCTATCGAATCAGGCCGTTTTCACCATGACGGGAACCCTATCATGACTTGGTGTATTGGTAATGTGGTCGGGAAAACTGCCGCCGGGAATGATGACATCGTTAGACCGGTGAAAGAAATTCCAGAAAACAAAATTGATGGCGCGGTTGCGTTAATGATGGCAATCGGTCGAATTATGCTAAATGAAGATGACGGGATTTTTATCCCGGACGAGGTATTAACGCTATGAGAACATTTTTTATTGATCTGGTCGGTTTGGCTGGACTTGGCGCATTATGTACCGGCGTTTATCTCCAATATGGAACGGCTCAAACCTGCATTATCGGCGGTGGGCTTTGCTTGTTATACGCTATTTTTTCAGCGCGGGGGCGTAAATGATTTTTGATAAATTGTTTAGTGCCCGCTCCCTTGAAAACCCGCAGGTTCCGTTAAGTGCCGAGGGCGCTTATGATGACTTGTTCGGCGGAACACAATCGCGCACCGTTGACGCTGATACCGCAATGAAATTAAGCGCGGTCTATGCCTGTGTTTATGTGCTATCAAGTGCTATTGCGCAGTTACCGTTACACGTTATGCGCAAAGATGGGAAAAACATAGAACCGGCACGCGACCACCCGTTATTTTACCTGTTACACGATAGCCCTAATTTCTGGCAGACGTCCTACAAAATGCGGGAATACGGGCAAAGTGCGGTACTTTTACACGGGAACTCTTACTTACACATTGTCCGCCGCCGAAGTGGTGAAATCGAATCGCTTGAAACGCGCGAGCCTTGGTTGGTGCGGTTGCTGAAAAACGGTGGACGGTACATTTACGGCTATTATGGCGAAGATGAAACGTTGTCAATCAGTCCCGATGACATGATCCACGTTAAAGCGCTTGGCGCTTCGTTGAAAGTGGGTAAGTCTGTTATTCAGCAGCACGCCGAAACAATCGGGCTTGGGTTGAATGCGAAAGATTTCGCCGGGTCTTTTTTTCTTGGCAATGCCCGCCCAGCAGGGATTGTGAGTGTAAAAACGCCACTTAATGAAAAATCATGGTTGAGCTTCAAAAAATTCTGGGATAAAGCAAGTTCGGAGCTGAAAAACAAAGAAAACAAGACGGTTCTTTTACCTGCTGAGCTGGACTATAAAGCGTTAACCGTTTCCCCGGTCGATACCGAACTATTATCCATGATGAAATTGAATCGGTCAGAGATTGCGGGAATTTTCAACGTTCCGGCACACATGATTAACGACTTGGAAAAGGCGACCTTTTCGAACATCTCTGAGCAGACGATTCAATTCATCCGTTACAGTTTGATGCCGTGGATCGTGAACTGGGAACAGGAAATTAATCGCAAGGTATTTACCGAAACCGAACGCAAAGCCGGTTATTTTGTGAAGTTTAACCTTGGCGGCATTATGCGCGGCACGCCAACCGAAAGAGCGAAGTTTTATCATAGTGCGATCACCGATGGCTGGATGTCACGCAATGAAGCCCGCACACTCGAAGATATGAACCCAGTTGACGGGTTAGATGAATATCTTGTCAGTGTTAATGCGGCACAACAAATCGAATCAGACAAGAAAGAGGAGAACAAACCCGATGACTGATATTGAAAAACGGTCCTATGTTGGCGAAGTTCGGGCTGAAAGTAAAGATTCCGAACCTACTCATATTATCGGGTATGGTTCGGTTTTTAACACCCGCTCGCAGTTGATGTGGGGCTTTCGTGAAATCATTATGCCCGGGGCATTTGATGACGTGCTGGATGATGATGTTCGCGGTCTGTTCAATCATGACCCGAATTTCATTCTCGGACGTTCAACCGCCGGCACATTAAGCCTAAGTGTTGACGACACCGGTTTACGTTATGACATTATCGCACCTGATACGCCGACCATTCGGGATTTAGTGATCGCGCCATTAAAGCGCGGCGACATCACTCAATCATCATTTGCTTTTAATGTGGCCCGTAACGGCGATGAATGGTATGAGGATGACGATGGCGTAATAATCCGCGAAATTCACAAGATTTCACGCCTTTATGACGTTAGCCCGGTAACTTATCCAGCATATCAGGAAGCAAACAGCACGGCGCGATCGTTGGACGCATGGAAAGAAGCCCGTAACAGTGGCGATATTCAGAAAGCCGTACATCAAAAAGCCGCCCGAGAACGATTTTTATCGTTAATATCTGGCAAGTAAACAGATTTAATTAAACCGACCGCACATAAAAGTGCGGTTTTTCGTTTCTAGAGAGGAAAAACAATGCCTAAATTACATGAATTGCAAGAAAAACGTCGCAATATTGCTGCGCAAATGCGCACATTACACGACAAAATCGGTGATAACGCTTGGACTGACGAGCAACGCACTGAATGGAACAAAATGAAAACCGAATTAGACGGTGTAGATGCCGTAATTGCGCGTGAAGAAGAACTTCGCTCAATGGATGAAAAATTCGTTAAGGAGCAAGAAGCGGCCGAAGCCGAAAAACGCGCTAAACATGACGGTGAGAAAACAAAAACCGCTGACGAAATGCGCGCTCAAGCGTTTAACGTATTTTTGCGTAACGGTTTAGGCGAATTGAGCCAAGAAGAGCGCCAAGCGTTGGCGGAAATGCGCGCGCAAGGTGTTGGCGTTAACGATAAGGGCGGTTATACCGTACCAAAAGAAATGCAGGCACGCATTGTTGAGCAAATGAAAGCCTATGGCGGCA